GTAAAATGTTTGGCATTGACTTAATTAACAGAGATGTAACAAGTTTAGCTACAAACGGTTTAACAGGCAGCACAACAACACAGATTAGAGCTTTATCAACAGCCAAGATTTTTAGTTAAGAGGTTTAAATGGCAAAGAGAACTCCAGTAGGCAGACTAGATGTTAGTGGTATTTCTACTACACCTATAGCAAGACCAGTAGAAACTTATGTACGTCCTGCTCAGATTCAATCACAACTCTCACCTTTATCTGAATTTGTAAATGCTATAACTCCAGCAGTAAAAGCTAAAGCAGATAAAGAATTAGAAATTAAACTAAAACGTGAAAGAGAGATTGAAAAAAACCGTTTAGCATCAAAAGACTTTCAGCAAAAAATGAGGATGCTAGAATATAACAGTCGTATTGAAGAAGAATATACAAAAAATAAAGAAAGTATACTCCAAAAATCACCAGAACAATTTATGGATGATTTAAATACTTTTAGAGATAAAGATTTAGAAGCATTAAGAAGAGATAATGTAGACCCTTTAATTATAGAAAATACTAAACTTAACTTTGACTTAATAAATGCAACAACTTTGGCTAGTTTTAACAAAGATAAAACAGCTTATAATAATAATCAAATAAATAGTCAGTTCAAAGATAGTATAACTTTTATAATGAACAGAACTAAAAAAGTAGATGGAACAGATTATACTGATGAAGATAAAATAAAAAATATCTTAGAATTACGAGAAGCTTTTGCAGAATCTAATCCTTTAGACAATGGTAGACCTGATAAAAAAAGAGCAACTAAGCAATTAATTGAACATTTTGTAGCAATGGAAGATAACTATGACAACGTGTTATATAAAGCTTTACAACAGATAAAGACTGAAAAAGGTGTACCTTTAAATGTTTTAAATACTGCAGAGTATAGAAAAACTCATGCTAAAATTAAAAAGTCAATAGCAAAACAAAGAGCAAAAACTACTGCTGTTACTATTAAAAAGAATGCTATAGATAATATGATAGACACCACTTTAGCCACAGATAAACCAGTTCAGAAATTTTATAACAATGGTAAAGGATTAACTAAAGCAAGTAATAATGATATAGAAAGTGGAATAATACAAAGTGAAACTTTTGCAAAAAAATCAAGAATGGAACAAATGGAATCATATAAGAACTTTGGTTTTATTCCTGATTTTGAGAAAAGTGATGTATTAAATGCTCTTAAATTATTACAAAGTGGAGTTATTAAAGGTGATGATTTAAGCACAAACACTGTTCTTCAAAAAGGTTTTATGACTTATGAACTTTTAAGAAGAACTAATAACGACCTTGATAGTTTTTTAAGTGAAGCTGAACAGCTAAGGTTTGAGGCATTACGTTATTATATAGAAGATGCAGCTACTACTGGTATGATTGATTATCCTGTTGAAGCTTCAGAAGAAGAAGGTGGTATAGGTATAAAGTCAACACAAAACTTTAACAATGCTGCACAGAGAATATCACAGTTTAATATTGACCCTGATAACTTACCACCTAAACCTAGTAAGTTATTAGATGATGTAGTAAGTGAAATAACACCTAGCATGTTTAATATTTTTAGTGGTGATACATTAGATGAGGTTACTAATTCTGGTGAGATAATGTTTAAGATATCTCAACATGCTCATATTTTAATGTTACAAGGAATACCACAGGATAAAGCTATAAAACAAGCAGCTGATGTAGCTAGACAAGATTATCAAATAGTTACATCTGGTGATGGTAAAACTAAGTATGCTTTTCAAAAGTTAAATACTAGTTTATCTGAAGCACTAAACCCTTCTGAAATTATAACTGCCTTAAACCAAGAGTTATATAATAATAAAGGTTTAACTAAATATTTACTTGATACTTATGAATTAGTAAAAGGTGATAAAGAGAGAGGATATAGTATAGGAATATACCCTGATGCTTTAAATCCTACACAAGCCCTTATTAGAGTAGATAAGAAAGATGGAGACTTCTTTTACATCTTTGATAGATATAATAAGATTTCTATGTTAAATGATAAAGATAAATTTATTGCAAATATGACTAATAACATAAAATCTTCAGAACCTGTTAAACCTGTTACAGCTTATGGTTCAGAAATTGACATGTCTAATGTGTTTACTATTAATAGATTTGGTCAAAAGGTAGAGTATCAAGAAGTAGAAGGAGATTTCTTTAGGATTAAAGATGATGGAACATTAGCTAAATCACCTGCCACAGGTTTAATAAAAGCTAACTTAGCAAAAGAAGCTAGAGGTGAAGATTCAAGTATAGTAACTAAAAATATTCCAGCTGCTACTACTGAAAATAAACAATCTTCTATTCTTAGTCCTATTAGCACAGCTAATGCATCTGTCTTAGATGAAACACAAGTAGGTGAGTTTATACCTAGTAACCAAACAACAGGAGATGAAGTGATAGTAGAAGGTAATACTACAGAAGACAAAACAGCTAATATGATAGCAAGACAAGAAGGCTTTTCTAGTACCCCTTACAAAGATGGTAGTGACAGGTCAGTAGGATTTGGTTTCTTTCTACCTGCTCTAGAAGATGATGAGAAAGCTTTGATTAAAGATATTAATAATGTTACAAAAGAAGAAGCTACTCAAGTCCTTAAGTTAAAAGTACAAAAGATTGGTAACTATCTAGACAAAGAAATACAAGGTTTTAGAAACTTACCTGAGAAAGCACAGTCAGCTATCATTAGTATGGGTTATCAACTTGGTGCTCCTAATCTAAAAGGTACTTGGAAAAAGTTTTGGTCTTCTATTAACGAAGCTTCTCAGTACGCAGAAGGTTCTGTTGAACAAGGTATAGCTTTAGGTAAAGCTCAGTTTAATATGCTGTTTAACGTAGCTAAAGATGGTACTATTACTGCAACTAAGTGGGCAACACAGACTAAAGAACGTGCATTAGAGATGGCAAACGATGTAGGTAGTGCTACTGTAGATACAGTAGAAGCAATAGCTTCAGGCATTGTTAACTCTGTTATACCTTCTGCACATGCTGATACACCTGTACCAGAGTCTAAGATACTAAAGGTTGAAGAACAACCTACTGCTGATATGGTTAGTGATATAGCAATAGCACCTAATCCTGTAGAAGCAGCTGCTAAATACTTAGGCATTTCTGAGAAAGATTCAGAAGGTGCTCAAGCAGTTAAAGGTTTCTTTGAGAATATTGTAGGTGACTGGAATCCTAACAATGAAACTGTATTAGACTTTGCTGCTAATAAAGCATGGTGTGCAGCTTTCTTAACTCAAGTACTACGTGACTCAGGTTATGATACAGATGCTTTAGTAAGTAAGGATAAGTTTAAACAACTACGTGCTTCTACATATGCTAATGTGGGTAATCCTGTAGATATAAACCAAGCTAAAGCTGGTGATATTATGATTAAGTATCACAGTGAAGAAGAAAAGAAGAAGTATAAAGCAGCCTTTGGACATGTTGGTATTGTCTACAAAGTAGATGGTGACCAAGTTTGGTTCATAGGTGGTAACTCAGGTGATAAAGTTAAGATGGCTTCTTATAACTATAAAGATAAGAAAATAGATATTAGAAGGTTAACTAAAGCTAAAGACATTAAGACTGAGAGTGTACCTGCTTTACTTGACTTAAAACTTGAGGGTCAGATAACTGCTTCTAATCTAAAGAACTGGTTTAAGAAAACTGGTATTGGTAAGATGCTTACTGAATAATTAAAAAGGAAACAAAATGGCTGAATTAACTTCTCTTAAAGACTTAGGTTTTGACTTTCCAACAGCAGATAAATATGCTCTGCCTATGGTTAGTACTGTAGCTGAAAGTGTCTTTTTAAAAGAGCAGAGATTACAAGAAGAAGCAGTAGAAAATACACGTATTACTGATATGTTTAATACTGCTTATTCTGAAAACTTTTCAGTAAGTTCTTTAGCTGATGGTATAGAAAAAGCAAGGATTGATAGGGGTACACCTATTACTACATTTACTCCTGAGTTAGTTAAACAATTAACTGATGGTTTATCTATACCTTCATCTTTACATGTTATCGAAGAAGCTAAAACTTATGGTTATCACCATGCTATGAAGACAAGAGAGTTTAATTTACAGACTGAAAAAAACTTAAAAAAATTAGAAGCAGGTGGCTGGAAGGGTACTGTTGCTAACATATTCTCTGTCATGTTTGACCCTGCTGAGTGGGCAGTAATTGCAGGTACTACTGCTGCTGCCTCTGCTGCTTTTACCCCTGCTGGTGGGGCTGGTGTAGCCTCTGTAGGGGCAATGAGACAGTTTTATAAAGGAAAGAAAGCTTTCTTTATAGGAGCAGGTCTTGGTGCATCTGAAAGTGCAGCCTTTGAAGCTATTAGAGCTAATGTTAAATATAATATTGACCTTAATGATGTATTAGTAGCAGGAGGTTTAGGAGCTACTATTGGTGGTGGTTTAAATTTAGCTGCTAATGGTTGGAGAAAAGCTGGTCAAAGGGCTTTAATACAAAATAAATTAATAAAAGGTATTGAATTAACAGACTCAGAAAAAGCTTTTGATGAAGCCTTTGGTGTTAAGAAACTAACTGCTGATATTATACAAAGAGAATTAACAGGAGAATCCTTTAAACATTCTACAGTAGGTACTACTCCTGTTCCTCAAGTAGAAGGAGACTTACCTGAAATTGCAGGATGGGGTATGTTAGGCTTGCGTAAGCTTATTTCTGTTAATTTTAGATTAGGTACAAGTCCTTTACAAGGAGCAAGACATTTAGCTAGAGCTTTGTTATTAAATCCTGTAGGTTATAAAAAGAGTGACCTTGCTACAAATCCTGAATCAGCTTCAGAAGTTGCAGAAGCTTTACAAGCACAGTTTCGTGTTAAACATGCAACTCTTTTAAGACACCAACAACAAAGGTGGATTAAAGAAACTGGTCTTACTGCTGATGATTTTAATATTGCTGTTGCACGTTATGTTAGAAACATAGATACTGAGGTAACTGATGGAGTAAAATTAGTAGGAGAAAACATTAGAAAACTACAAAATAAATTAGCTGAGTTAGCTGTAGAAGCTGATGTTACTGGTTTTACAAAAGATTTATTAGGAAAGAATCCTTTTTATATGTCTCGTATTTTTAATGACGATAAGATTAGGCTAGTAAGAGATGAATTTGATGACTTAGCTATACAAGATTTGGTTGAAACAGCTATTCGTAAAGAACAACCTAATATAGAAGTTTCAGTTGAAAAGTATTTAAGAGGTAAAGGTAGAAAGAAAATAGGTCAAGAAGAAGTTAATGGTTATATTAAAAGACTTGCAGCTGCTTATACAAGAAGCATAACAGACCCTAGCCTAAAGATTACAGGTACAGGTGGAGCTAATGAAATGGCTTTAGCAGATATAGAAACACTTTTAAAAGCAGAATTTGATGATATAACTGATGATGCTATTGAAATTATCTCAGATATACTTACACAAACTAAAACACGTAAAGCACATAAACGTTCTAGAAAACGTGTTGCCTTAGATGAAAGTACAGTAATTCAAGTAGCTAATAAAAAAGGAGAAATAAAATCATTAGCTTTTACTGACTTATTAGAAGAGAACGCAGACCAGTTATTTAATAGTTATATATTTCAGATGTCAGGTGCAATAGGTTTAGCACGTAATGGTATAGATACTAACAAAGCTGGTACAGCCTTTGCAGACTTTAAGAAAAGATTAGGTCTAGAAGCTACAGAAAAAAACGTAAATGATGAAGTACTTAGAGAGTCTATAAATGCTTTAGACTTTGTTTATGATGGTCTAACTAGAAGGTTAGGTAACAGAGATGAAACAAAGACTATGCAGGATTTAGGTGTAGCTTGGAGAGCTTATTCTTTTGCTGTTAACATGGGTATGTCTGGTATGTCAGCCCTTATGGAACTTAGTAACGTTATGTTTGAAGCTTCTTTTATGACTTTACTTAAAGGTGTTCCAGAATATAGAAAACTTGTTAAAACTTTAAGTGACCCAAATGCTCCTCAAGATATCATAGATGAATTAGTTTATGCTATTGGTATGGGTGATGAAGTAAGTTTAGGTCTATGGAACAATGTTACACGATTTGATACAGAGGATATAGGAGCTACTATATCTCCTGAACGAGGTGGAATGTATAATAACAAAGGCTCTAGTCTAAGTCAATTAAGAGGTAAAGCAGGAGCAGGTGCTGAAAATTTAGCTTACGGTGGTCAAAAGTTTGTAGCTTATTGGTCTGGTTTAACAGGTGTTACACAGACTTTACGTAGATTATCTATGTTAAATTTTACTAATGAAATAGCATTAGCTGCTGCAAAAGGTAAGATTCCTTTTAGTGCTATCAAAAGACAACAATTAGGTCTAACTGATGAAATGGCTATTAAGATAAGAGATACTATGAATAGTGATAAAGTCATAAAGAATCCTAATGGAACAGTTAAGAAACTTAACATTAAAGATTGGGAAGCAGATGTTAGAGAAGCATTTAGTGCTTTAGGTTTTAAAGATGCTAGACTTAATGTACAAGAAACTAACATAGGTTCTGTTAATAAGTTTATGAAAACAAATCAAATAGGTAAAACATTCTTACAGTTTATGAGTTTTACTTTAGCTTCTTTAGAACAACAAACTATGAGGTTTGGAGTAAGAGCAGTTAGTGGAGATGCTGGAGCAGTAACTAAAATTTTACTATCTGCAGCATTAATGGGCAGTCTAATGTATTCAGCTAGAGTCCACTTGAATGCTGCTGGACGTAGTGATAGAGAAGAATATATTAAAGAACGTATGAAAAATGAAAATATAGCATTAGGTGCACTTCAACAAATAGGAGCATTCTCTATCTTTAGTTATATAAGTCAAATCACTACAGGAGCTATGCATGGTAATACATATGCTATCACTCCCCCTGTATTTTCTTTAGGACAATCCGTATTATCTTCTGGTAATGCTATATGGGAAGGTTTAGTTGAGGATGACCAAGATATGACAGAATCAGAATGGAGGTCTTTTCTTAGACTTGCTCCTGCTTCATCTTTATATGGAGTTAGACAAATACTTAATGGTATGTCTGCTGACTTTTCTAGATAAACCTAAAGTTACAACATTAATAACGAGGAATACAAATGCCATTATCATATGAAAACTATACTGGGGACAACGTTACAACTACGTTCAACATCCCCTTTACATACACTGCGACTAGTGAGATTAGTGTTACAGTTGATGGGGTAGCTCAAACAGGTTTGACTTTCCCTTCTGCTTCTCAAGTGCAATTAACCAGTGCTCCTGCTAGTAGTACTGTTGTACAAGTTAGACGTACAACAGACTTAACATCAAGAGCAATAGACTTTGCATCTGGTTCAGTATTGACTGAAGAAGACTTAGACAATGCTAACATACAAATCTTTCACTCATCGCAAGAAGCTGTTGACTTAACTGACGATACTATCCAAGAAGATGTAGATAGTAAATGGGATGCAGAAAGCAAAGTCATTAAGAATGTAGCAAATCCTACAAATGCTCAAGATGCTGCAACAAAGGATTACATTGAAAATACTTGGTTAACTCCTGCTGATAAAGCTCAGTTAAACTCACTTAACACTGGTAATCTTGATATTGTAGCTACAAACTTAGCCAATATTAATGCAGTAGCTGCAGATGCTACAGACATTGGTACAGTGTCAACAAATATAGCAAGTGTTAACACAGTTGCAACTAACATTGCAGATGTTGTTACAGTTGCTAATGACCTTAACGAGGCTATCTCAGAGATTGAGACAGTTGCTGATGACTTGAACGAAGCTGTATCAGAGATAGACACAGTAGCTACATCAATTAGCAGTGTTCAAACTGTTGGAACTAATATAAGTGATGTTAATACTGTTGCAGGTATCTCAGGAAATGTCACAACTGTTGCAAATATAAGTGGTAATGTTACAACTGTTGCAGGTATCTCAGGAAATGTAACCTCTGTTGCAGGGAATACAACTAATGTAAACACTGTTGCAGGAAGTATTGCTAATGTAAACACTGTTGCAGGTAATAATACTAATGTCACAACTGTAGCAGGTATTAGTGGTGATGTAACTACAGTAGCAGGTATAAATGCTAATGTTACTTCTGTTGCAGGAAATGAAGCAAACATTAATGCAGTAGCAAGTAATAATGCTAATATTACAACTGTTGCCAATAATAATGCTAATGTTACAACGACTGCAACTAACATAGCTAGTGTTAACACTGTCAGTGGTGCTATAGCTAACGTAAATACAGTTGCAGCAGATAATGCAGACATAGGCACTCTTGCAGTAATATCCTCAGATATACAAACTTTGGCAGATATAGAAGATGGAACTGATGCAACTGATGCCATACAAACTGTGGCAGGAATAGCTGCTAATGTAACAACAGTTGCAAACAACAATGCTAATGTAACCACTGTGGCAAACAATGATGCCAATATTACAGCCGTTGCTGGTGATGCTTCAGATATTGGAACAGTAGTTACAAATTTAGCTAATATAAATTTAGTAGCATCTAATATTAATGCAGGAGTTATTGACGGTATTTTTGATTATGGAGCAGTTACAGATGCAATATCAAGTTCAACAGATTATGGAAGTCTATAAGGAGATTTAATTAATGGCAACACAAGTACAATTAAGAAGAGGAACATCTGCAGAGAATGATTCCTTTACAGGTGCTCAAGGGGAATTAACCTATGACACCACAAATAAAAGAGTAAGAATACATGATGGTGGTACAGCAGGAGGCTTTGAGATAAAGACTGAGGATGGCTCAGGAAATACTATATTTGCAGACAATGAGAAAGCTATATTTGGTGCAGGGTCTGACTTACAGATTTATCATGATGGTACTAATAGCTATATTGATGAACAAGGACAAGGTAATTTATTTATAAGAGGTGCAAATACTGTTGACCTTATTACACCAGATGGCACAGAATATATGGCTAGATTTCAAGCTGAAGGATATAACAAACTTTATCATAATGGATTTGAACGATTAGAAACCACCTCAACAGGCATACAAGTAACTGGTAATATAGACTTACCAAATTCTAATCCTTACATTCTTGGTTCTGGTCATAACATTGTACAAACTGATGCAAATACAACGTATTTTTATGGTGGTGTAAATGGTATTCAATTAAGAAAAGCAGATAATTCTTACTATAATGCACAATTTAGTGACAATGGTGCAGTCATATTTAATGAAAATGGCAATGATGCAGATTTCCGTGTTGAGAGCGACAGCAATGCCAATATGTTGCTTGTTGATGCAGGAAATAACGCAGTCAACATAGGTAACAATGACAATGCAGGAGGTGACCTCAATGTTATTGGTACTGCAACTGGCAATGGTGTTGCTTCAACCCACAGAATAGTTATTTCTTCAGCTAATCAATATGGGTCAAATGCTAATCCCAAGAATCTGCGTTTGGACTTTGTTGGATATAGAGATGGTGCAGGTGATAATGGTATAAAAGCAAGAATTAATGCAAGTGAAACTGCTGTAGATGGTAGAGCAACTACTTTAAAGTTTGATGTTAATGACACTGGTGGAAATTTGCAACAATTCCTAAGTGTAAGTTACGCAGATGTTGTTTTTAATAATCCTTCAAATGACATGAACTTTCGTATTGAGAGTGATAACTCTTCTAGTGCATTTTATGTTGATGCTGCAAATGACCAAGTTCAGTTTGGTACTATATATACAGAAGTAACTAAGATTTGGTTTGATAATATAGAATCTAATGATACTTATGCTTTCTTTGGTAATAATTCATCTACTACAAGCAATCCTCCAATGTTTATAAATAGACATGCTAGTGATGGTGAACTCATACAATTTAGAAGGGCAAATGTTGCGGCGGGAAGTATTAGAACAAATGGTGGTGATATAACTATAGGTTCTAGTAATACAGGATTAAGATTTAAAGATTCAATAGATGCAATACAACCACAAGATGTAGATGCTGGTGCGGGTAGAGATAATGCTATAGATTTAGGTACATCAAGTGCAAGGTTCAAAAACCTCTACCTATCAGGTGGTGTATACTTAGGTGGTGATGGTGCAGATAATCTTTTGGATGACTATGAAGAGGGGATATACAATCCAACATTAACACCTACTAGTGGAACAGTAGCATTAAATTCATCTTTTAATGAACTTTCATACACAAAAATTGGTAGGATTGTTCATATAACAGGTGTTTTGACAAATGTTCAGCCAAGTTCAGCATCAGGTGATTTAGATATTACAATACCTTTTACAACACCTGACCAAACTAAAAGAAGTGCTTGGGGTGCAGGAACTATTTTAATCACAGAAAGCACTGTAACAGGAGACAATCTTCAAGCAGGGCAAGTTATTTTGCCATATATTTTTGCAGAAAACAATAATTTTATAACTTTAATAAATGGTGCAGATTATTTAAAGACAAATAATACAACTGATATTCGTATATCATTTACAATTATGGCATTATAACCCTATTGGACATAGGGTAGTCAGTCCAAACCAAAGGAGATAAAAATGTTAACAGAAGAGACAATACAAGACAAAATAGAAATTGTAGGTGACTTCAAGCACGTTCAAGTAAGAACTGCCACAGTCATCAAGAGAGATGGCACAGAGATAAGC